TTGGGGCGGTGATCACTGATTGAAAATGCGGGTTCTTCTTAAGAATCTCCTGAAGATTATCCCATGATGTTAGGATCTCAAACTCTGAGTCGTCGTCAGTGTTTCTTAGTCGATATGTAGGCATCTATGTCTTTCCTCAATTGATCTGCTCGTTTTCGCAAGTCAGAGACAATAGCGTCTTGACTCCATCCTTTATATGGATAAGCAGTATTATTATCTATACGTAACTTTTCATCTTCTTCACGGCTGCGACGTTTCATGTAGTCGTAATAGCCTTCACGATTTACAGCTTCATAACTTGGGTAGCCTTTTTCATAAACTGGCGATGTTAAATCTTCTTGCGAAACTTTCGGCATCATCCTTCTCCTCAAATAAATAGGTATCTTCATATACGTTCGTGTACTGCTGTACATCCCACTGTTGCTTAAGCATTTGAGATTTACACCAGTCCTTTGCCTCACTGCGATAGTCGCTATGGAGCTTTACGATGTGAGCATTCCATGACCATCTCTTTTTATACTCAAAGATGTCAATGGGTAACATCACGCTGCGAACCACTCTGGTACATCACGTTTAGTCCAAGCCATTTTGAACCTAGACTGCTTTGTCTTGTAGTACATACGGTAGGACTTGACTGGATCCTCAGGGAACATGCACTCAGGATTGGATTTCATTGCCAACTTGAAAGGAGTACGCTCAACATTAGGAATATGGAACGGAGGTGCCATCAGTACTTTACGCAACTTAGTGTCAGTCATATGTACTTTACCATAACGATGCGTGAACTCGTCGCAAAGGGCGATGAAATGTTTGTAGTGCCATATATAGTTGTATAGACTTTCACGAGTCCAGACGGTACAAGGATGGTTAAAATGAACTGCCTTGTACAGTTGCTGCTCACGAAGGTCAGTTAACTTATATCGTTTGACCCTACGATTGTTCTTACTTAGCTCGTAGTACATAGTACCATCAAGCATGCGATGAGTTGTTGACAGCATTTGAGCTGACTCAATAACCATCTTATTGATATGCTTGTCACACTGCTCTCGTGCAGCTATGACAGGATCCTCATTTAGTATGAATAAGTTCATTCATCACTCCTGCATCATATAGTACAACATCTGGATTATTCCACCTAGCAGCTTCTTTATCAGCTTCTTCTTTGGACCAAAAGATCCTTACATGGTCAGTTGAGTTCCAACTGCCACCAGTGCCTCTGACGTATTGCCAGTCACCTTCATCGACTTCGATCATAACCGCGTATGATGGAAACAGTTCAAGTTGCCTCATGTATTACCCTCCTTTGTGGCATTCATAATTATTATTATACCACAAAAGGAGGGTAATGTAAATAGTTATTTTACGTAATTTATGCTGCAAGTAACTCCTGTTCTATATCGTTGATTCGGCTGTTCAAGTAATCGTACTTAACTCTTAATTTATGCAGAATATGATAATTACCACGTTTCTCCATTCTGTACATATAATGTTTAAGCTCCTTTGAGTCTCGCTTCAATCTTTCTATTTGAGATCCATACATTTCGTCATCTCTCCGTTTGTTAGTGATTGGTCGTTGCCGAGATATAGTTAGGTTCCTCCGTTGTGTGATAGCTCCAAAAAGTGAAAAAGCCCTAGGACCGTAGAACGATCTTAGAGCTTTCAGTTGAATGATAATGTTTTCTTACCATAATGGTATTTATATTTTTACATCATTTAACGATTAGACCCGGAAAAGCTTCTGACACTAGCTTTTTGGTAACTCCCTTATAGGCACCAGCTAAGTCCTTTTCCTTCATCTTAATAACAACCTGCGCATCGTCAGGATGGATTGCCTCAAGCAATTTGACGAACATCATCTCTACCTTTACGGGTTGGAGCGACTCGCCTGGGCCACCTTTAACGAAATAGCGAAACCTTTTCGTTTGCTTGTTAAGATTCGAAGGAACGCTTTTCACTTCAGCAGGTGTGTATGGTGGCTCACCTTTAGGAAGAATGAATTCAACTTCGTCATCATATGCACCCTTCAAAACATCCCTAAGAGCAAGGGTATTATACTCACGAAGTACTTCAACCTTGTCAACACGGGTAGGTGCTTCACCCGCTTTAGTTAGGATTTCATGGACCGTTAGTCCGGTCAACTTATTCACTGCCATTTTAGTAAAACTCCTCAACACATTCTATTAGCATTTTGCAACGTTTCTTAATAAGATAATTTAGGACATTCCTTTTGAGACCAATAGGATCCTCCTCAAACTTATTTATAATTGCTTCTTTTATATGACTAGGTGTGCAGGACAGATCGATTAGGTTCTTGTTGCGAACGTAATTACGATACGTGTTCTCGTCCATAGCGGACTGCAGATCCTCTGCATGTTCTAGCCAATGTTCAATCTTTTTCTTAGTCACTGGCGACTGTCGTATACCATCAACAAAAGTATTATCAGGACTGAGACAATTAGGGACTCCATCACCTGAGTCTCCTTTCAGTATATGTTCGAATAGATAATGTCTTGGGTTCTTATCAGTCACTGCTTTCTTTTGCATTGGACTGAACTGCTTAACGTTACTAAACTTTTGCAGCTGAATGAAATCCTTGTCGGATGAAACGATCATCATTGGTTCATGTTTACCAAACTCTTGAGTCTCATAAGCAAGAGCACCGATGATATCGTCAGCCTCACAGCCATCAATATGAATAACTTTATAAGGAAAGTTTTGAGCGATCTCATCCCTGACCTGATTGATGATACGAAAGATCTCATCCCAGTCTGCTGCTGAGTCGTCACGGTTTTCTCTCCGCTTGAATTTATAGTTGGGGAAGTAATCCCTACGCCATGTACGTGCGTCACACGCGATAACTACTTGGCCGTACTCATCACGAAACTTTTTGTTATACATTCGAATTGAGTTGAGAATCATGTGACGTATAAGGTCCTCATTGATCTCTAGTTTTTGTACCACAACGCCAGCTATGGCGATTCCATTATAATCAATTACTATCATTATCTTCTTGGTTATCCTCTATGAGTTTTTTTAAGGTTTGGTGCATTTCCTCTAATACTTGATGCAAGAAATGCTCGCTACCAGCCTGTCTGGTGATAGCTGCTACCATCAGATTACATATGACGTTTAAGTCATCCTTCATATCATCTACGTCATAGCCTTCATCGTCTAGGAATTCAGCTATACCTTCGAATATGTCAAGTGCCAATACGATCGATTCTTCGGATTTATGTACCACAGGAAAGGGTATTATGTTATCATTCATAGTACTATTATACACCATTTTCCGTAAGATGTAAACCATTAATATGATTTTTTCTTACTCTAACTTGAATCCATGTGTTGTAGTACTCATCGGTCAGCAGCGCATCTCTTACGAATTGCTCCTTGGCCTCTAAATAACCACACTCACCCTTAGTTCTGCAAAGATGCAGTATTTCCCTACGGAAGTTATCCTTACCGTACTTATCAATGTCTGAGTTTAGCTCTTCTGACGATCCATAGTAGCTTTTCCAATCAGACTCTACCTGAGTATGTTTTCGTCGTTTTCTAGATTTAGTGATGGGAAGGATCTTCTTGCGCCAAAAGAACTTTTTTCCAATGTACTTGCGGCCATTCTCAAGATTAGTAATAAGGTAAACAAACCCGTAAATATCCGAATGGTCAGTGTTCTCTGGTAGTTCGTATTCTGCGCCTTCATATAACCAATTCATAGTTAGTCCATATTTTATTCAATATAGACTATTTATATGTTACTCTTCCCAGTCTCCATAGTCAGGATCATCCTCGAACCGCAGTTCCTCGAAATCCTCTTCACCACAATGAGGGCAGAAACTCAACTCTGCCTCATCATCCTCAAACTTAATACTAAATTTAACCCCACAAGCAAAACATTCCTTGGTGATAGTCATATCGTAACACCCTCTAACTCCTTTGAGAGCAGGTAGGACTGTAGTTCTTGAAGACCACCAATCAAATGAGTGCCATCAAGTATAAGTGGCATCGATCTTGCCATAGGAAACTTCTCAACGAAGTCTGCTGTGGTCATATCGTGTGGAACCTTGACTTCAGTAAAATCAATGTTCTTAAGAGTGAGCGCGGCCTTTGCACCAACGCAGTGACCGCACCCTTCCATTGAATAGATGGTAATGTTCATAGTGATAATCCCTTAAAAGTATCCTCAGATACATCCTGTTTAACCCCACCAAGAACATAAGAACTGATCTCGGTTTCTTGTGGTGCCACCTGAACGTTTCCTCCGCCAATCCACTTTTCAGTCCACGGTAATGGATTTGATTGACCAGGAGAGTACGGACAGGCGTAACCTAACACCTTCATGCGCTTACACGCAATCCATTCTATATAATCGTATAGAAGTTTAGCGTTAAGGCCAATCATTGATCCGTCCTTGAACAGATAATCAGCCCATTGCTTTTCTTGTTCGACTGCATCAACGAACATTTGAATTACCGCGTCGGACGTTTCTTCTTTGATTTTTTCGAAGTCTGGGTCGTCTTTCGGGAGGGCTTTGAGGATTGTTTGACTGGCGGCGAGGTGGGTGTTTTCATCTCTTGCGATGAACTTGATGATTTTGGCGTTGCCTTCCATCTTCTTAAGCTCTGCAAAAGCCCACGAACAAGCGAACGAAACATAGAATCGTACTCCTTCTAAAACATTAATTGAGTTCAGAGCCATCCATAGTTTTTTCTTTAGTTCGTATAGATCCACTTCGACCTTTTTACCATTAACGGTATGCGTGCCTTCACCGAGTAGTTCCCACCACTTTGAGGCCTCTATCGATTCATCATAATATCGACTAATGTCCTTTGCGCAATCAACGATCTCTTGGATATCCAACATTTCGTCAAAGACACGACTTGGGTTTGGATATACGTTACGAATGATATGCGTGTAAGAACGACTATGAATAGTCTCCATGAATGCCCACGCCATAACCAACGGCTCAATCTCTGGAACTGACGCAACCGGCATGAGCGTTTCGGTTGGTCCTCGACCCTGAACGGAATCCAATAGGATCTGCCGTTTAAGGTTCGATGTAAAGATATGTTTTTCATTATCAGTCAGGTTGGCAAAGTCGCCTTTATCCTTTGATACGTCGACCTCTTCTGGTCGCCAAAAGAAACCTAACTGTTTATCGGTAATCTTATCCAATGTAGGATAACGCAATTGATCATAACGAGCCACATCCACGGGCTCGTCAAAGAACATCATTGACTCAAGGTGAGATTTTTTCTTCTTTTGAAATACTGACATGTGCTTTCCTTATATGACGCAGCTATCACAGTGCTCATCATCTATTGCGGCTGACTCAAGTTCCGCTAATGCTTCTTCCTTGAACTCACCGGATCCATCGTAAGTGTTGTTATAATATAGTTGCTTACCACCATACTTGTAAAAAGTAACAATGTCCTTAATCATTTCAGACATAGGTACCTTACCTTCATCAAAGTGCTCAGGATTATAACTCGTGTTCACGGATATTCCCTGATCGATATACTTCTGTAGTACTGCACAGATCTTAAGGTAACCCTGTGGAGATTTTTGATCCCACAGCAGATCGTACTTATTTTTAAGATGGTGATACCCAGGAACTACCTGAGCCATTACACCATCCTTTGACTGCTTATACGATACCAATGCACGAGGTGGTTCAATACCATTCGTGGAGTTGGATATCTGAGCAGATGTCTCTGCTGGCATTAACGCCATCAGAGTAGAGTTACGAATGCCTGATGTTTTCAGTTGCTTTCGTAGACCTTTCCAAT